GAATTTGGATCAAATCGATATAAGCAATTTCCGGTTTGGTCAGGCAAAGAGGGGCGCGGTTCGCGTGGTTGGTTTATTTATCCGACACTACGCCAAGAGCAACCATATATTGTGCGCGAGTGGGAAAATGGTTTCCAAAAGATTTTGAAGGAGTGGGGCTAATAAATGGCATCAGCATCAAGAACGCTTACGCTAAAACTATTAGCCGACATCGATAATTTTCAAAAAAACTTAAAAAATGCCGATAACGATGTTTCAGGGTTTTCAGGTGGCTTGCAGAAATTTGGCAAGGTTGCTGGTGCGGCATTTTTAGCCGCTGGCGTAGCCGCCGCAGGATACGCGGCAAAGCTTGCAATCGATGGCGTTAAAGCGGCAATCGAGGATGAAGCAGCACAAGCAAAATTAGCCAAAACACTTGAGAATGTTACTGGCGCGACAGATGACCAAATCAAGTCGCTGGAAAATTACATTCTAAAAACATCTTTAGCTTTTAATGTCACCGATGACGATTTAAGACCCAGCCTAGATCGACTTGTGCGCTCAACCAAAAATGTCGAGGAAGCTCAAAAATTGCAAACGCTGGCTCTTAACATAGCCGCTGGCACTGGCAAAAGCTTAACTCAAGTATCTGAAGCTTTAGCCAAAGCGCATGATGGCAACTTTACAGCTCTGAAAAGGCTTGGCGGCGGTATAGATGAATCGATTATCAAACAAAAAGATTTTGATGCCGCAACCGCCGCACTAGCCAAAACTTTTGAAGGGCAAGCAAGTGCACAAGCAGACACATTTCAAGGCAAATTAGGGCGTTTGCAAATAGCTTTCAACGAAGGCAAGGAAACCATTGGATCATTTATTCTTGATGCCATTACGCCGATGGTCACGCTTATTGTCGAGCAAGTCGTGCCAGTGCTTCAAGCTTTTGCAGAAGGCTTGGGCGGCAAGGGTGGCTTAAAAGAAGTATTTGATGATTACATCAATGCAGCTAAAAAAATCTTCATCCCAATTTTTGAAGGTCTAAAAAATGCCTTTAACGACATTAAAGATGCGGTTATGCGCAACAAGGATGAATTTAAGATTCTATTTGACTTTTTAAAAAACACCGTTGCTCCGTTATTCGGTGGCGCGCTTAAAATTGCTATTGAAGGTATCGGCACAGCTCTTGGTGTGGTCATTGATGTATTAGCGACATTTATTCGTTACATTAACAATGCCTACAATGCGGTAAAAAAATTGATTGATTTTCTTAAAAATAACCCAATAACTAATTTTTTTACTGGAGCATCGTTTGTAACCGCTAGTAGTGGAAATCAATCTACTTCAACTGCATCAACAGTAACAATTCCAAACACACCAGCAGATGTCGAAATTTTCAGAGAACGCGGCGGGTTTCAAAATAACTCATCTAATAATGTAAATATCACAGTTAATGGAGCAATTGATCCAGAAAGCACTTCACGCCAAATTGTAAATTTGCTCAATAATAGCTTCTATCGCGGCACAGGCGGCGCAGAGGGTCTAGTCTTTTAATGTCTGATTTCAAGCCCATTTGGCAAGTAACAATTGCTGGTATTGATTACACAAATTATATCCTTGCCAATCTGACCATTTCATCTGGTCGCAACAATATCTATGAACAAGCTTATGCTGGTTACTGCAACATCGAGATGATTAACCTGACCCAAGCGGCCATTGCATTTGGTATTAACGATTCAATCACGATTTCAGTCAAAGATTCAACCAATACATTTGTGCCGATATTTGGCGGCTCAATTGTGGAATACGACATCTCGGTTGCAAGTGCATCTACAGTAGCTCTCACGCAGAGCGTGCGCGTTTTGGCTCTTGGCGCACTGGCGCGCTTGCCAAAAGCCTTAACCAATGGCGTTTTAACCCAAGAATTTGATGGCGTGCAGATAGCCACAATCCTGCACGAGGTTTTATTTGATAGCTGGTCGGAAGTGCCAGCATCACTTACTTGGGCAACTTATGACCCAACAATTACTTGGGCGAATGCTCAAAACACTGGCTATGGTGAAATTGATACCGGAAATTATGAATTAGCCGCACGATCATCGGAGCGAACCGATGTTTATTCGTTGGTCGCAGCTTTAGCCACATCTGGACTTGGCTATCTTTATGAGGATGCACAAGGTCGCATTGGTTATGCCGATTCAACCCATCGCACAAACTATCTCGCGGCGAATGGCTATGTTGAAATTTCAGGCAATAAAGCTTTAGCAGGGGGCGTGCGCATTCAAACACGCGCTGGCGATGTGCGAAATAGCATTACGCTCAAATACAATAGCTCATCAGCTTCTGAAACTACTGCCACAGATGCCGCATCGATTGCCGACTATGGGCAACTGGCGCAAATCATTACCACCACAATCAAGCACCAAGCCGATGCTGAAGCCCAAGCCGCGTTTTATTTGACCCTACGCGCCCAACCGCAAGCCAATTTTGATGCCATTACTTATGAGCTGGCAAATAGTGAAATAACCGATGCCGAACGCGATGCGCTCATTGGAGTATTTATGGGAATGCCGATATCGATTCCAGACTTGCCGCTAAATATGGTTTCAGGTCAATTCTTGGGATTTGTCGAGGGTTGGACATGGCGCGCGGCTTTCAATCAATTAAGTTTGACCATCAACGCTTCACCGCTTGCTTATTCGCTACAAGCAATGAGGTGGAATGATGTCCCAATAACCGAAACTTGGTCGAGTGTTAGCCCGACTTTAGACTGGCAATCTGCAACAATTGTCGGATAGCAAAGGAGTATAAATGAGTAACCCAACTGCAAATTTTGGCTGGCAAATGCCTACATCAACAGATTTGGTCACAGATTTGCCAGCAGATTTTGAAGTTTTTGGTCAAGCGGTTGATACAAGTTTGATGGACTTAAAAGGTGGCACAACTGGACAAGTCTTGTCTAAAAATTCAAATACTGATATGGATTTCACTTGGATTGAACAAGATGACTCTACATTGGCTTTTAATGCACAAACTGGGACGACTTACACCCTAGTAGCTGCTGACTCTGCAAATAAATGGGTGACTTGCTCAAATGCCGCCGCAATAACAGTAACAGTGCCGCCATCAGTTTTCACCACCGGAAACACAATAAATGTGCAACAAATCGGCGCAGGTCAAGTTACTTTTTCACAAGGTGCAGGTGTAACTATCACATCGACAGGCGCAACATCGACTGCGCCAAAACTTCGCGCCCAATATTCCGCTTGCACAATCGTCTGCACAGCTAGTAATACATTCACGATCGTAGGCGATTTGGCGTAATGTTAATTATTCCCGGTATCGTCGCTAGCAGTTATCCGCGACTTACAACCGCATTTGAATCCATCGCTACTGCTACTGGCACAGGTTCAAGTGGAACGATTACTTTTAGTTCCATTCCTAGTACTTATAAGCATTTACAAATAAGATGGCTTGCTAAAGATACGCTTGCTGGTACATCGCAAGAATATTTTAATATGACTTTCAATTCTGATACGGGTGCAAATTATTCTGTTCACCGATTGCAAGGTAACGGAACTGCCGCTGCGGCTACTGGTTATGCAAATCGTAGTAGTTGCTGGATAGGACAATACGCATCAGCATCACCTGCCAGTACTTTCGGCGTTGGAATTATAGATATTATTGATTATGCAAATACTTCTAAATATAAAACCACTCGATCCATTGGCGGAGTTGATAGTAATGGTGCTGGTATTATCACTATGAATAGTGGTGCTTGGTTAAATACAGCAGCAATAACAACAATTACTTTAGCTGCAGCATCTGTTTGGGATTCATCAACTTCCTTCGCACTATACGGCATAAAAGGTTGACGCGTATGATTATTAACTTTATGAAGGCAGGTAACTAATGGCAGCAGGACCGACATACGAGCCAATAGCAACGACTACTTTGAGTAGTGCTGCTAGCACAATTACATTTAGCAGCATACCTAACACTTATACTGATTTGAGAGTAGTGGTTGCCAACGCTTTCACTTCTTATGGTTTAGATACTGTTCGCATTAGGTTTAATTCAGACACAGGTTCTAACTATTCTTATACAATGCTAACTGGTGATGGTTCTACTGCTGCCAGTTCTAGAGGAACATCTCAAACGCAACCCATAGTAGGAAGGGCTGGATACCAATCTACGAGGCCTTCTATGATTCTTATAGATATATTTTCTTATGCTGGCTCAACCAATAAGACTTATTTAGCAGCCGATGCCGCAGACCAAAACGGAAGCGGTGAAGTAAATAGAGTGGTTGGTCTATGGCGTTCAACATCTGCAATAAACGCTATTGAGTTGCGAAATGTTACTTTTGAGGCTGGTTGTGTTGTAACNNGATTTGGTGTTAAAATGTTCAACAAGATTAGATTCGGGTGCAATAGCGACTGCTTTATATTTGAGTTTTAATTCGGTTAGTGCAAATTATTCTTTAACTAGATTACAAGGTAATGGTTCAGCGGCTTCTTCAGGACGAGATAGCGCACAATCAGTTTGGTTTGGTTATGCTTCAAATGGAACTGGCACAGGCGCAAACACTTTTTCTAACGTGGAGTGGTATTTGCCAAATTATGCAGGTTCTAACGCTAAAGTAGCATCACTAATAATTGCTGCCGAAGATAATAATACAACCGCTTACACAAATGCTGAAGCATTATTAAATTCATCTACCGCCGCTATTACGTCTTTAACGCTAAGTAGCGCAAGTTCAAATTTCGTTTCAGGCTCATCATTTTATTTATACGGAATAAAGAACAGTTAGGATAAACAATGGATAAAGTAATCGTGGATTGCTCAACTGGGGAAACCACAATCGTTCCCCTAACCGAGCAGGAAATTGCAGATATGGAAGCGGCTGCCGCAGAGGCAGAAGCGGCTAGGGTGGCGGCAGAGGCAGAGGCACAAGCCGCAGCAGAAGCAAAGGCATCTGCACAGGCTAAGTTAGCAGCGTTAGGTTTGACTGCTGACGAAATTGCAGCACTATCTAAGTAATTAACTTTTAATCAAGGAGCATAA